CGGGTTTGTTGTTCACCAATGAAAGGATAAGCCATGGCCGTAGGGATGATCACCCAGCAAGCCAACAATGTGCTGCAGCCGCTGATCACCATGTGCCAGGCGCCGAAGGGCACCGGCCAGACCTTGATCAATTTAAACGAGCTCGCCGCGGTGCTGAGCGCAGCTCAGGCGACGGTGTCGGCCCTCATTACAACGGCGACGGCCAACCCATGAGGGCAGCGGGTGACGATTCTCTCGATTGTCCAAGATGCGACGGTAGCCTGCGGGATCGTGCCGGTGCCGACCGCGGCAGTCTCGAACACCGATCCGAATATCCAAAAGCTCGTCTACTACGCCAAACAGGGCGGCCGGGAATGCCTCGAGCGGGCGAACTGGGTCAACCTCGACATCGCCGGGACGGTGACCGGCGACGGCACCTCGACGCTGTTCCAGCTGCCGCAAGATTGGATCCGGTTTAGTCCGAGCGACAAGAGTCCGCGCGGCGCCCTCGTCTCCAACAAATACCCGCTCCGCCCGCTCCGCGGCCCGGTCAATACCGAAGATCTGAATCAGCTCAAGGCGTTCCCGCCGCAAATCATTTGGCCGGTCTGGCGGATCATCGGCGGGGCGCTGGAGATTTGGCCGGCGCTGAGCGCGGGCGAGCTCGTCACCTTCAACTATTTCGGCAAATTTTGGATCTCGAACGCGGCCCGGACGGTATCGCGCCCGGGGTGGGCCGCCGACGATGATTTTTCCCTGATCGACGAGGATCTGATCACCAAGGGCGCGATCTGGCGCTGGAAGGCGTCGAATGGCCTCCAATACGCCGAGGAATTTCGCGGCTATGAAAATTCGCTCGCCCGCCTCACCGGCCAGCAGATGACCGAGCGGGTAACTGAGACCTCGCGCAAGTGGGTGCCGACGCAAGAAATGTTTTACGGCGTAATCACCGATCTCACCACCCCGATTACGGGGTAAGCGATGCTGCAAACCGCGATCGTCGACAAATCGAAGCAAGATCCGCGGTCGCAAATCTCGGTGTCGCGGACGATCGTCGCGCCGATCAAGGGCTGGTATGTCGGGGCGCCGTTGGCGCAGGCTCCAGATCAGACCGCGGTGTTGCTCGAGAACGCGTTCCCGGAAATCGACTTCGTGCGCGCCCGCGGCGGCGCCAGCGTTTTCGCCACCGGCATGCCCGCCGCGGCGGTGAACACTCTGATGCCCTATCGGACCGCGGGCGGTTACAAGATGTTCGCCGCCTGCAACGGGAGCATCTACGACGTGTCCAATACCGGCGCGGTCGGCGCCGCGCTGGTCAGCGGCCTCAACCCCGGCGCCAGCTTCTCCTATATCCAGTTTTCGGCGACCGGCCAGCAGACCCTGCTCGCCGCCAACGGGGTCGATCCGGTCCAGCTCTATAACGGGATCAGCTGGGGAACCACCCCGGCGATCACCGGCCTCACCGGCAATCCGCTCAATTATCTGTGGGTGTTTCAAAATAACATCTGGGCGCTGCAGCCGGGCTCGTTGAACGCCTGGTATCTGCCGGGAAGCACGATCGGTGGCCCGATTTCGATCTATCCGATGGCGCCGCTGTTCAAGCGCGGCGGCCAGCTGATCGCCGGCGGGACCTGGACGATCCAGACGTCGGCGGGGCTCGAGTTTGCCAATATCTTCATCACCGATCAGGGCGAGGTCGCGATTTTCGCCGGCACGACGCCGGCGCTGACCTGGACCCTGCAAGGCGTCTATCAGATTTCGCCGCCGCTCGGGCCGCGCTGCCTACTCCAGGCCGGCGGCGATCTGGCAATCATGACGACGACCGGCCTGATCGCGATCTCGCAGGTCCAGACGGTCGACGAGATCGCCCTCGAGAACACCTCGCCGACGATCGCCATTCTGCCGGCCTGGCAAGCCGCGGTGCAGGCGCGAAGCGGCCTTTCCGGCTGGCAAATCGTCGGCTGGCCGCTGCGCACCATGGTGATCATCAATCTGCCGCAGACCACGACGGCGCCGAACACCCAATTTGTCGGCAACGGCCGGACCGGGGCGTGGTGCCGCTATGTCGGCTGGGACGCGCAATGCTTCGAGGTCGGCGGCACCAATCTCGATCAATTGCTGTTTGGGACATCGAACGGGCGGGTGATGCAAGGCGAATCCGGCGGCTTTGATGATGGCAAGCCGTACACGATGACGATCTTTCCCAGTTTTTCCGATCTCGCCAAGACCGATTACAACTTTCCGAGCCTATCGCAGAGCGCCGAACGAAAGCAAATCAAGATGATCCGGCCGCGGCTGCAAACGGTCGGGATGATCTCGCCGCAAGTGACGATGCGGGTGGATTATGACCAGTCCATCCCGTTGCCGCCGGCGGCCTCTTTCGGCGGGCCGCCCGGGCCACCGTTGTGGGGGGTCGCCAAGTGGGGTGTCGACGTGTGGCCGCAAACCGCGTTTTTGGCGCAATCCTGGCTGGCGGCAGCGGCGTTGGGAACGACCCTGTCGCCGGTGGTCCAAATCACTTTTGGCCAGACCGCGACTCCGGTCGTCAATCTCACCTCGCTTGATCTCTTGTTCGAAACCGGGAATTTGCTCGGATGACCATCGTTTGCGACAATGAAGCCGCCAAGGCGATCATCGAGGCGGCGCTCGTGCGAAAACTCTGGGAGCCTTTCCGCGGGCTCATCGTCAAGTGCGGGATGGCGACGACCGGGGCGATCGTGTTCAACAACTATGATCAGCGCGACGTCCATTTCACCTGCGTGCTGACGGCGCCGATCGGCATCAGGGACGCCCGCTATGTGGCGCGTTATGTGTTCAAGCAGCTCGGTTGTCGGCGGTGCACCGCGGTCACCTCGGAGTTCAACGTCGCGGCGCAGCGCGCGCTGCTGCAGCTCGGATTCCAATTGGAGGGCCGGCTGCGCGAGCATTTCGACGGGGCAGACGGGCTGATTTACGGCATACTGCGCAGCGAGCAAAAGATCGCGAGGATTTAGTAATGGGGTCATTTCCGCAAAGCCTGCCGCCGCCATTCGAGGATCTGCTCGCCGAGCGCTACGGCGTAGATTTGAATGTAGCGCCACAGCTGGGGCCGCATTGGTATGATCGAGGCGCCGCTCTCGCCGCTCATATGGCTCACACGTCAAAGCGGACAACAGCGGCGACTGTAGCTAGGAACCTCAAGGGTTAGCCATGGGCTCTGCACCTTCACCGCCTCCCGCCCCTGATCCGGCCCAGACCGCCGAGGCGCAAGGCGCGGCCAACATCGATGCGGCCGAAGCGCAGCAGGTTATTAACTCGACCAACCAAATCACACCCTACGGGTCGATCAATTACGCCGAGAGTGGCGGTTCTTTTGTTCCGACCCTAGGCGGGCAACAACAGTTCATTCCGCAGTACACGGCGACCACGACCCTTTCGCCGGGGATGCAACAGCTATTCAATCAAACCCTGGCCAATTCGCAGACCGCGGCGAACACCGCCGGGGCGCTCGGCACCGCGGTCCAGGGGCAACTTTCGCAAAACGTCGATCTCGGACCTTCGGCGACGTCGGCCTATCTCGACAAGCTGAACCGCCAGACCCTCGATCCGCAGTTCGCGCAGGCTCAGACGGCGCTCGATCAACAGCTCGCCGATCAGGGTCTGACGCCGGGGAGCGAGGGCTGGAAGTATGCGCAAACCCAGTTCGGCTTGAACAAAGCGAACGCGTACAACAACATGTATTTGCAAGGGCAAAACACGGCGGTGCAAGACATCATGGCGCAGTACAACGAGCCGCTGAATGCCCTCGACGCCTTAAAGAGCGGGGCGCAGGTGAACCAGCCGGGGATCGGCACTCTCGCGCCGACGCCGCAAGAGCAGATTCAGCCGGCGCCCTATGCTCAAGAAGTCAACTCGATCTATCAGAATCAGACCCAGCAATACGATGCGCAGGTCGCCGCCAACGCCCAGATGATGGGCGGCTTATTCGGCTTAGGCGGCAGCCTGATCAGCGGCGGCGCCAGTCTTCTCTCCGATCCGAAGGATAAGACCGACATCGAACAGCTGGGCGAAAAGGACGGCGTGCCGATCGCCGCGTTCCGCTACAAGGGCGACCCGAAGAGCTATCCCAAGGTCGTCGGGCCGATGGCTGACGACGTCGAGAAACGTCTGCCCGGCAGTACTTTTGGGATCGGCGGACACAGAGCAATAAGGATTGCAGCATAATGCCGAACTACGCGAATTACGGTCCTTCGGTTAACCCGCTCGCCGCGGCGTTGGCCAATCCGAGCATCGGTGGCCCGACCGGTTCTCCCTATGGAGGCGGCGGGGTGAGCACCAGCGGCCCCGGCGGCCCCACCCCCGCCGCTGGGCCGGCTTCGCCATC